GATCAACCCATTAATTCCAGCACCATGCCAACCAGGACAGAGGGTTATACGACCAACTGTAAACACGACTGTGTTTATTAATGGCAGGTTACCTGCGGTGACTGGGGATGAATCTCAGTTAGTGATAGGAGGATCACCTAGGCCCTTGACAGGACCGTTCCAACATCCTACAATAGTAATTGGTTCAAATCTTATAACGTAAGTATGGCGAAGATCAAAGCATCATTAAGTGGGCAATCATTTGTGGAGGCGATTCCGAAGAGGAGTCGTCAAGGCACTGGAAAGCACACGAAGTATTCAGCAACATCTAGGAACAAAGCAAAGAAGAGGTATCGCGGTCAAGGCAAGTAATGTCTGAGTACATCGAACCAATGTTTGCAGTCCCAATCTTTCATCTTTATACGAAGGATTGGGATAGTAAGAAAGAAGCTTTGCTTGATTTATCGAGAGCACAGGAATTCAAGAAAGATGTAGGTGAGTATGTTCCAAGTGACTTCAGAACACCTAAGGTAAAATGGGAAGTCATTGAACCTTTAATCAGAGATGAATTACAGAAGTTCAAAGATCAAGTCAAGATTGATTTGCAGGTTGATGCATATTGGTTTGAGAAAGGTGGTAAAGGTGATCAGCATTTATTGCATAATCACGGAGCTACAGGATTTAGTGCGGTAATGTATATCGAATACGATCCAGAGGAGCATACACCGACTCAGTTTGTGTGTCCTTTCAATAATGTGATAGGGTGGGTAGATATATACTCACCCAGAGATATACAAAGTGGTTCGGTAATATTCTTCCCATCCTTTGTACATCACTACACATTACCTTGTAAGAGTGACAAAGAACGTCTGGTACTTTCTTGGAATATGAAATGAATTTAATTTGTAATTTACCTGCGGAAAAGGTATGGGTACGTAAGGAATATCTACGCGATCATCAGGATGGTCACGGAGAATTTGTAGAAGGTGTCTGGGTATCTGCGAAAAGCATACCAGGACGCGCATTTTATTTTGAGACGTATCTACCTGCGTATGGTGCAATGTATGATAAACTTCCTATAAGTGCATTTCTCCGAGCGCCGAAAACACCGACGCCCGATATGTCTCTAGAGAACCTACAATTCTGGAATTGTATGGACTATGGGGTCATGTGTATTAACAAGGGTTTTGTTAGCTCTATGGATACAGAGATCTACACTCGTGACCATGGTTTGATGAATGGTCAGTATTTGTTTACATTAGACAACTATCATGCAAATCCTGATGTGATAGATAATAATGTGAGCGAAGTACCTCAAGAACACAAATCGCATAATTGTATTGCATTAGAGAATGGTCAGTATGCATTGTATCCTAATAACAGGACACGATTCTATGACCTCTCTATCACGCCTGAACACCCGACATTCCCTGACTTTAAGGTTTCTACTATAGAATATCAAGTTGAGTCAGGAACAGACTGGGGACGTTTAGGTGACACTGACGAATATTTTTGGGAAACAAATAATGAACGAAAACAACGTAAGGAGGCCACAGAAAATGGGCAACAGTAGAGTTGACAAATCAGAAGACTTCACGAAGTCTGGTATGACACTTATTACTGAAGTTGAAAGTGATCGCTATATGCGTAAATCAGGAAAGAGGAAAGAAGTCCAAGAGGGTGAAATTTTTGACAATGATCTTGAATGGGCGGATGGATTTGTCGGTAAGTGATAAATAGAAACAGCCTTGCTGTGTCTAAATGCCCACCTTTCAGACATTTAAAGATCTGAGTATTACTTTTAAGAAGCATCCTGTGTCCAATGACTTGGTAACAGTGAAAGATAATGCAGCTATTGCACAGTCGATAGCTGTATTGCTTCAAACAAGTAAGGGTGAGAGACTATTTCAACCTGAATTGGGTTCAGATTTAAGAGAGATGCTGTTTGAACCATTAGATTTTGGTACAGCTGCACTTATTAAATCTAAGATTAATGACTGTATTGATCGTTATGAACCTAGAGTGACTATCAAAGACATTATTTGTTATCCAGATTTGGATAGCGATGGTTATAGTGTTGAATTATATTACACTATTATAGGAAATGACAGACCAGTAGCGGCAACATTCTTCTTAGCACGTACACGATAATGCCTTATACACAGGTTGCTAACTTAGACTTTGAGGAAATCAAAGTAACCCTGAAAGAATATTTGCAGGGTCAGACAGAATTTACTGATTATGATTTTGAAGGTAGTGCATTAGCAAACCTGATTGATGTCTTAGCTTATAACACCTACTATACGGCGTTTAACACTAATATGGTAGTCAATGAACTATTCATTGATTCTGCCACCTTGAGGGACAATGTAGTAGCGATTGCGAAGCAACTAGGGTACAGACCCAAGAGTGCTACCTCTCCTACTGCATATGTCTCTTTTAATGTAAATTATGGAACATCAACAACTGACACTGAACTGATTCTTAAGAAAGGAACAGGATTTATTTCAACCTATGACAACAACATCTATCAGTATGTTACACTTGACGATGTAAAAGCACAAGTTGCTAACAATGTAGCTACGTTTACTAATATTGAGATCGTAGAAGGATCACAAGTAGTTGATAATTTTACTTTTAACACGGCAGCAAATTCTCAAAGATTTGTTCTTGACAATAAAAACATTGATACCAACACAATTAGAGTAAGGGTATTCCCGAGTGGAGGAAGTTTTAACGAACCATACCTTGTAGCAGATAATATTCTAGGTGTTGATGGTACTTCAAAAGTATTCTTCCTTGATGAGATCGAAGATGGAAGATATGAGCTTTTAATGGGTGATGGTGTACTGGGTAGGAAACCAGAAGATCAATCTAGAATTGAAGTATCTTACATCACCACATCTGCTTCTGAAAGTAATGGCGTAAGTACATTTGTCTTCAATGGTGTACTAGAGAACCCTAACGGTGTGTCTCCCAACTCGTTTACTACTAACATTACTTCTAGCATTGCCTCTGCAGGCGGTGAAGAGATTGAAAGCACCCAGAAGATCAAATATACCGCTCCTAAGTCATACGGCACACAAGACCGTGCAGTGACCTCTCAGGACTATGAGGCAATTGTACGTAAAGTGTATCCTGCTACGAGTGATATCATTATTTTTGGTGGAGAAGACCAAGTTCCACCTGAGTACGGTAAAGTTTTCATTGCATTGAAACCAACTGATCAAAGTTATCTTACTTCATTAACAAAACAGAAAATTATTGCAGATCTAAAGCAGTATGTTGTAGCTTCTGTTGAACCTAGAATAATTGATCCTTCTATTCTATATGTTGAGATGAATAGTAAGATCTATTATAATGGATCTGCTACTGATCAAACAACATCACAGATTAGAGACAAAGTGATTGGTAATGTACAGTCTTATCTTGATACTAGTGATACTGAAAAGTTCAATGGTAAGTTTAGATACAGTAAGATGGTAGGTGTTATTGATGATTCTGATAATACTATCAATTCCAATTTAACAGATATTACAATGAGAAAGGATTTTTATCCTTCTCTCAATTCCACCTTCTATTACGAAGTGTGTTTTCAAAATTCTTTTGATAAGGACTGTGATGAACCAGTCCTGTCATCCACTGGGTTTAGGGTTACTGAGTATCCTACTATGGATGTATATGTAGAGGATAGGGATAGCAAAATCATCCTATATACTCTAGATAGCGTAACTGGTGAAAAGGTTGTCCTCGACAAGGAAGTTGGCGATATTGATTATGTAGAAGGTGAACTTAAAATGTACAACTTAACTATCATTAAAGGTAGTTTCTTTGATAATCGTATTTCCGTTAGAGTCAAACCCCTTTCTAATGATATCAAGGCACTCCGTGAGGTTTATCTTGACGTTGACGTTGCAAATTCCTCGTTCACTGCATACAAAGAGTAAAGTAAATGCCTGCTGTAAAGACTAAGAGAATTTCTACTCTCATTGAGACGCAGCTTCCTTCTTTTATTACAGATGAATATGAACTTTTTAGTAAGTTCGTTCAGAAGTATTATGAAGAACAGGAGGTGCAAGGTGGCACACTGGATATAATTAATAATATCCAAAAATATGCAGACATTGATTATTATGAACAAAATATTCTTAGACAGTTTAATATCTTGGACACTACTATTTCTAGTAGTGCTGATACAATTGTATTGGAAAATGCAACGAGTTTTCCAAAAAGAAACGGATTTGTAAAAATTGATGACGAGATCATCTTCTATGGTTCTAGAACAGACACTGAGTTAAGAGAGTGTTCTAGAGGCGTAAGTGGCAATACATCGCTTGGTGACTTATATGAGTCTAGCACGTTCACCACTACGGTTGCTGCATCTCATAATGCTGGACAAAAGGTTCATAACATTAGTAACCTTTTCTTATATGCATTAGTCAAAAACTTCGAGAGTCAGTATCTAGGTTCTTTCCCCCAAAAGTATCTTAGGGGTGAAGTAGATAAGAGAACTCTGATTAAAAACATTCAGAAGTTTTACAAAGCTAAAGGAACTACAAGTTCCATCAAGTTTATTTTCAATACTGTTATTGCTAAAACAGCAGATAACAAACCAGAAGTATATAAACCAAGAGATTTTACATACAAATCGTCCGAAGCAGATTGGATCAACGTTTATGCACTTAAGTGTAAGGTTGTATCTGGAGACGTAAAGAATCTGATCGGTAAAAAGATTGTACAGACTTCTACTGAAGAATATGGTTATGCTGATTCAACAGTAGATAATGTGTATGCTGATGGTACATCAGATGATGAAGTAATTTATAATATTGTATTAGCACCTGAGACAGTCAATGGTGCATTTGAAGTATCTACTAAAACTAAGCTTGAAAAAACCCTGTCAGGGACTGCGAGTTCGGGGGATAGAATTGATGTATTCTCTACTATCGGTTGGGGTAAGACAGGATCAGTATTAATTGGTGAAGAGACGATTACTTTCGATAATAAGAACGTAACACAGTTTACAATTGACGAAAGGACGGCACAGACTGCTGTTCAACATGCAGTAGGATCTTCAGTGTACAAACCAGTAACCATTAGTGGTTCTGGCGTTGTTTTACTGACCTTAGGTGTTGTATACAACTTACAACCATCTGATGCACAACCATATTCTGCTATTGGGGACAAGATTCAAATCTCAAATCCAGGATTTGAAACTTCCGACTCTAAGATTGTTCAGACTGGTACTAATCAAACTAGATGGGTGTTAAGTTCAGGTACTGCAGTCGATGTGCCTACGCTTCCATCAGTTGCATCTTCCTTAGATCAAGTTTCTACTAATGTATCAGCGATCTTTGAAGACGAACAGTATTATTATATCACAAGTTCTAGCTATCCTTCACATAAGATCTTAGATGGGTCTACTGTTAATGAAACTACACTAGATCAGAAACTGCTTCGTATCATTAGAAAGCAAGCAACTAGAACTACAGAAACATACAAAACACCCAAAAGAGATATTGGTATTGCTTTAAATGGCGTACCTTTCTATGGACATAAAGATCCAGAAAGTATTAGGTTTGGTAAACTAGAAGAAATTAAGATTGATACTAGAGGCACTGGATACTCAACACCTCCATTTGTTCTTATTGATCAAGTTCCAAGCAAAGCTAGGGCAGTTCTTGCTGGTCAGGTTGTAGAAAGTATCATTGTTGATACTGA